TAAACCATCAACTAATGCCGATGGGTGGTCATGGAATAACGGCCGCGACAACGAAAATTTAACCTGGCTTCTGTAACAAGTTATATTTATATTTAAATAAGATATTTTATTATGCCAACACTAAGAAAACGCTTACAAAATCTATTTGCTACGAATGTAATAGTTCGAGCTTATGGTAAAGATAAACTTCGAGTAGTAGACACGAACCGACTTCAGGGTGTCGGTAATTTAAATCAAACCAAAGTTGCAGATAGATATACTAGAATGCACGGTGCAAATAAGCACATTGTTGGTGGAATGGGCGGTTATGATTCTAACTACTATATGCATCAAAATCGTATGCAGCTTTATGCTGACTATGAAATGATGGACCGAGATCCTATCATAAGTTCGGCGCTCGATATATATTCAGACGAATCAACATTAGCAGATCAATTTGGTGATATTTTAACAATAAAAACAGATAAATCAAACGTACAAAAAATATTATACAATTTATTTTATGATGTTTTAAACATAGAATTTAATTTATGGACTTGGATTCGAAACATGGTAAAATATGGAGATTTCTTTTTAAAATTAGATATTGCAGAAGAAATAGGTATTTTAAATGTTCGGCCGTTGTCTGCATATGAAGTAGAACGATTTGAAGAGTATGATGAAGCAACTGGTGAATATAAAATTCAATTTCGTCATGTTGGTAGTCCAAATATTACATATGATGTTTTTGAAATGGCACATTTCCGAATGTTATCTGATTCTAATTTTTTACCATATGGTAGATCAATGTTAGAAGGTGCTCGTAAAGAATTTCAAAAATTAATGATGATGGAAGATGCAATGTTAATCCATCGTATTATGCGCGCACCGGAAAAACGTATTTTCAAAATTGATATTGGTAATATTCCACCAAATGAAGTTGATTCGTTTATGGAAACTATTATTAATAAAATGAAAAAAATTCCACATATTGATCAACAAACTGGTAATTACAATTTAAAATTTAATCTTAACAACATGTTGGAAGATTATTATTTGCCAGTTCGCGGCGGCAATTCCACAACATCAATTGATACATTACCTGGTATGACATTTACCGGAATGGATGATATCAATTATGTTAAAGATAAAATGATGGCAGCTTTAAAAATTCCAAAAGCTTTTTTAGGATATGAAGAAGGCGTAGAAGGAAAAACAACGTTAGCTGCAATGGACATTCGTTTTGCTAGAACAATAGAACGAATTCAAAGAATTGCGATATCGGAATTAACAAAAATTGCAATTGTTCATTTATATGCTCAAGGATTTGAAGGTGAAGATTTAGTTAGTTTCGAATTAGAATTAACGGCACCGTCAATTATATATGATCAACAAAAAGTTGCATTGATGACTGAAAAAATGACATTAGCGACTGCCATGAAAGATTCAAAACTTGTTTCAGATAGATATATTTATGAGTACATATTTAATATGTCTGAAGAACAATGGCTACAAGAACGAAGCGATGTTGTAGAAGATTTAAAATTAAGATTCCGTCAAAATCAAATTGAACAGGAAGGAAATGACCCTACCATAACTGGAATATCATATGGAACACCGCATGATTTAGCACCAGTACATATGTCATCAAACGAAGTAGAAAAAAAAGATAAAGGCGGACGTCCAAAAGAGGGTATTAAATCCGGACAACATAAAAATGCATTTGGGTGGGATCCTACGGGTAGAAAAGAATTAAAACAAGCATTTAATCCTCAAAATCAACAAACATCATTTCAACCAGATACGCGATGGAATCGCAATAATCGACCAGTATCAGCAGAAGGACATGATATATTAAAACATTTAAAATTAAAGAATAAAGGCGCGTCTATAATTACAGAATCATTGAAACCAAAACAAACACAAGACGATTCAGACAAAAACACAATGCTAGACGAAAACAACATTTTATAAAAACATACATATTTATATAAAATAAAAAAAATGATTGGATAAACATGAAGAAATTAAAACATTCAAAATATAAGAATACCGGAATTCTTTTTGAAATGTTAGTTAGGAAATTAACTTCAGAAACGTTATCATCAAACAAAACTGTTACCGTTGACATTATTAAAAAATATTTCGGTAAAAACACAGAATTAGCAAAAGAATTGTATTTATATAATTCATTGATGAAAGAACAGTTTAAAAGTGAAGCTCATGCATTAGATTATATTCGTACGGTTAAAGCGGCACATGATAAATTAAATCAATCCGTATTAAAACGTCAGCGATATAATTTAGTTAAAGAAATTTCTGAGAAATTTGTATTTGACGATTTAGCTAAAATACATATTTCAAACTATAAAGCATTAGCATCAATTAACATGATCTTTGAACATGCTGAAACAGACAATCCAAAACAAATATCAGCGTGTAAAGGTGTAATTGTTGAACATGTAACAATGCCGGCAAAGAAAACGCAAGTTAAAGATTCTATTACCCAAGTATTTGAATCACAACCTAAAGATATTCGATTGTTAACATATAAACTTCTAGTTGATAAATTTAATGCAAAATATTCATCTACATTGGATGAATCGCAAAAACAACTTTTAAATAAGTATATTACAAATGTAAATGATACTGTTGCATTACGAGAATATGTAGAAAAAATTATTCCAAAGATTAAATCTGATCTATCGATGCGAGCTAATCAAATTACGGATAAAGCTACAAAAATTAAAGTTAAAAAACTTTCTGAAATGCTATGTACTGTAGAGAATATGAAAACAATTAAGGAATCTCATGTACTTTCACTATTACGTTATTTTGATTTAATCAAAGAGTTAAAGGAAATTCATTAATGAAGTCATTTTTAAAACAAATTAAAGAAAAATTCATTGTAATAGAATCTGCAGAATATTGCGATTTTTGTAATCGTCCTAACGATCAATGTGTTTGTAAAGATGAAGAAATAGATGAAATTTCTACGACGGGCGCAGTTGCTGGATATAATACACCGACGGCTTTTGCTAAACCTGGTAAATGGCGAAATAAAGACAAAACGTATGAATCCGTAAATACGCCTCCAACATTTAGATGGAAAGATGATACATATCAACATCCAGAATCGGAAGAAGAAGTGATGAATGATAAATTTCCATTTAGTGATAACGAACAAGATTGGTATAATAAATCATATGAATACCCATCAAAACATATGCCAAACAAACCTCATCGTACATCTACGAATAAGCCATCTGTTTTCGAAATGATGGATACTAAATACGAACAACTCATCGAATCATATCGAGAAGAAATTGAACGCACTGTAAATTATGCATCTAGATTAAAAACAGAATCAGGCGTTGCACGAAATGGTTACGGTTCTGCAGTAGAATCTGCATTAGCAAAGATTTCAGAAAGATTAATTAAAATATCAGAACGCGTAAGAGCATTAGGAGAATAAAATGTCAAAACAACTAATAGTAGAATATATGCCATTTAAGCCTGTTGGTTCATTAACTGAATCTAGCGGCGCTGCATATGGAATACCTGGTGGTTTTGTTGTACAAGGAGTTTTGCAACGAGCTGGAGCTAAAAATCAAAATGGACGTATATATCCAAAACCAATTCTAGAAAGAGAATGTCAACGTTATCAAATGGAATATATCGATCAACATAGAGCATTAGGAGAATTAGATCACCCGGAATCCTCAGTTGTAAACTTAAACAATGTTTCTCACAATGTTTTAAAAATTTGGTGGAAAGGAGATGATTTGCATGGAGCAGTACATATATTAGATACGCCATCTGGTAAGATTCTTAAAGAACTTTTTAGAGCCGGAATTACATTGGGAATTTCATCGCGCGGATTAGGTTCAGTAAAAGAATTGCGAAATGAGGGCACTGTAGAAGTTCAAGAAGATTTTGAATTGATATGTTGGGACTTCGTATCTAATCCTTCAACTCATGGAGCTTTTATGCGGCCTACGCACATGAATGAATCAGTTAGCAAAATGACACAAACAAACAAATATAATAGAGTAAATAACATCATCACCTCAATATTGTGTGAAGATGGAAAATGTAGGATAATATAATGAAAACGCCAAACTTAAAGTTTATTTTAGAAACATTGATGCAAGATCAGCCTAAACCGATGACACGTGAAGAAAAGCAAGCATTCGTACAAGAAATTGCTAATTTTTCTGCAATGAGTGATGGGGTATATGGGAAGGGTGATTTGGAGCAGATCGTTGAACGCGTTCAACGAATCGTAGACCGAGCAGATAAGATAATGACAGAAAGTGATGATTGGATGGCAAACGTTGCCCATAAAAAAGGAAATAAGCGTATGCATGAAGATTATCGAGATTTTGAACAGGCTGCACGAGATCTAAAAGAAGCACAAGATCGAATGGCTATTGCATATGAAAATATTGGACAACATTTAAATCGTTATTTTGATGTAGGATAATTTGGTTGTTTGAAAAAAAAATATTATAATAAAGGTAAGGATGATGAATTCATTAAAAAAATTATATCGTGATTTTTTCGGCTTAACTGAAGCTGCGGGTAAGATCGAAACAGATGATCCAAAGCAAGCTGAAGAAATGGCAAAAAAAGGAATGACTGTTAAATTAGTTAAACCTGGTATGACAACTGAAGATTTAGATCCAATTGGACAAGAAGATGATGATATAAATAATGATGGAAAGAAAAATACTAAAACAGACCGTTATTTAAAAAATCGAAGAAACGTACGTAAGAAAGCTATTAAAGAAATTGATATCGATGAAGCACAATTAGTTAATAATATTACAGATTATAAAGGTGGCATCGAATATGTATTGCGAGATCCTGCAGCTGCAGAATTAGTTGCACAAGAAATTCAAGAGTGGTCCGAGAAAAAAGGATTTACGGTAATTAAAAAAATGATATCTCCAAATAAAAAAATTGGATATTTTTATTTTCGTTTAGGACAAGACCCAGCATTAGAATCGCAAAAGATTCAAGGATATTTAGCACAAAAACCAGAATTAAAACATTTTAGATTCAATGTGAGAAATTCCAAACCATCAAGAAAAATTTAAAACAGTTATACATGAACAAACATCAAAAACAACACCAAAGCATTTTACCAGGTAATGCAACGGCAGTTAATGTAGTAAATCAAGATTTAGGATTTGCTTTAAGAACCTGGAAACGCAAAGTAAAATCGGCTGGAGTTTTAGAAGAAGTTAAGCAACGCAAAGAATTTATTAAACCATGTGTTGAAAAACGAGAACAAAAAAAGCGAGCTATATTTATTCAGCGTATTAAAGATTTAAATTCGTTTTAATTCTTTTTTAAACAACAGTATAGGCCCTAACAAAAAAAGTTAGGGCTTTTTTACTGGTTTTTTAATCAGTGTCATATTTATTTTAGAATACGCTATTCATCTTTATATAGCGTTTATACTTATTATTTATATTCTATTAAGATTTCGAATAATCTTATTTCCAAAAAACAAAATTTAAGGAGAAACAATGGCAAAATCAGACTTGCTAAAAGAAGCAATTGCTGACGCAAAAGCTGTTAAAGAAACTGCTTTAGCAAATGCAAAGATTGCTTTACAAGAAGCATTCGCACCTAGATTAGAAAGAATGTTATCAACTAAGTTAACAAACGAAATCGAAGGCGAAGAAGACATGGACATGGCTGGCGGCGAAGAAGCTGGCGAGAACATGAATGCTGCTGCTGCAGCAGAAACACTGCCAGGTGGAAATGATGTTGGTGATTTATCAATTGATGTTGATGGCAATGGTGAATTTGATGAATTCGACATTTATTCACAAGGCGGTGGCGAAGTTGCAGATACTGCAGAAGAACCAGCCATGAGCGATGAAGAAATGACTGCTGAGTACAATGAAGGAATGCATGACGAAGATTTAAATATTGAAGCAATCATTCGTGAATTAGAAGGCGATCTAGAATCAGACGAAATGGCAATGGAAGGCTATGATGAAGAAGATGAAATGGGAATGCCTATGGAAGGGTATAAAAAATTAACTTCTTCAAAAATTGGTAAAGGTTCAAGAAAATTGACTGAAGATGAAATGATGATGGATGATGATGAAATGATGATGGGTGAAGATGACATGATGATGGGTGATGATGAAATGCCTACCGAGTCAATTGATGAAATCATTGAAGCTATTCTTCGCGAAGAGGAAGACGATGAAATGATGATGTCTAAAGAAGAAACGCCGATGGAAGCAATGGAAGCAGAATTAGATGCAAAAGAAGAAGAACTTACAGAAGCATATCGCACAGTTAAACATCTTCAAACTGTTATCAATGAAGTAAATTTGCTTAATGCCAAACTTCTTTACACAAACAAGTTG